TCCGTAACGCCTCTGCCACGCGCGTAACGTGACAGGGATTAAGGGTAAACTAACTGATTTTACAAGTTTTTATTTTACCCCACTTTCTTATGGGGCATACATGGGACACTTTCAGATAGTCTTTTGTTAAGGAGTTCTATCTGTTCGTGATTGTTGTCTTTCATCCATGCTCCGTAAACATTGAATACCATTTGTGCGTTTGTGTGGCCCATCTGGCTTGCGATAAAACTAGGATTAGCTCCAGCGGCAAGTGACCAGCATGCATAAGTATGCCTGGATTGGTACGATTTTCTGTGTCTCAGACCTGCGCGTTTTAAGATACTTGTCCATGACTCCCTGATGGAGTCAACTTTGTAGTGAGGTCCAGACAACTGCTGCTGTTTTATTACCTGAGGGCTAAAAACAAAAGTACATTTATGCACAGCTGTTCTCCCATATTCCCTCTGCTTTACCTCTACAGAATGTTGCTTTCCAAGCATGGTCATTTCCGCCTGGCTTTTAAGAGCATCAATAGCTGGTTGAACCAGATGAATTGTCCTTCCGGTGCCAGCATCGGTTTTTGGTGGAGTGAATTCGCCAAGTTTTGTATAATTTCTACGGATGGTTATAGTCCTTGCTTTAAGGTCTATATCTTCCCATGCCAGCGATACCAACTCCCCGTGACGAATACCCGTGTATACAGCGAGAATCCACAGGTTTTTTGTTTGTTGATGACGGCAGGCCTCAATAAAACGAATAAATTCGTCACGGGTGAGAGGATCTGGTTTTACCTTGGACTTTTTTAAGGGAGCCAGACCGTTAAATGGGTTTCCTGAGGTATAACCATTATCTGTTGCAAATTGAAACATTCCAGCTATGGTTGTCATATAGTAGTTTACCGTGACCACTGAGCGCCCTTTTATGGAAGAAGTCTTTCCATTAGAAAGCTTTTGGTAACCGGTCAACAAATCTCTCCTTACGAAAAGTAAATCCTCTTTTGTTATGGATGAAACCAGTTTTTTTTCACCTAACATTGGTAACATGTTTTTAATTACTGACTGGTAACGGTTAAGTGCATTCGCACAAATCTCAATTTTCTTAAGGTCCAACCATTTTTCCGAAAGTGCCTTAACGGTTATCTCTCTTTTTCCCAGACCAAAGTGTTTCAGGTTAGGGGAATTAGGGAACTGCGCGGCGTAGTCGAAACTCCCCATTCTGATTGCAAAACAAACAGAAGTGCGAAGCTCACCAGCGATCTTCCGGTTTTTGGCGGTGTCAGGAACACCGAGGTTTTCTCTGACACGTTTGCCATTATAGTGAAACCATATACGGAGTGATCCTCCATGGTTTTCAACGCCTGTCGGGTATGATGCGTTACTCATAAAACCTCCCAGACGTCCAGGAGCATTAACAGGTTAACCGGAACTTGCATTTTTGGCACCTGGTTGTTTCTGGTTTTCGATCCATCGCATAATTTCTTCGATGTTGTACAGGCATTCACTGTAATGCCCCGGATCACCTTCTACAGCGTAATGGCGGTATTCTTTTCCCTGCATCCATGACTTTCTTCTGGCTCGCTCGATGGTGCCAGGCTTTAGCCCTGTTGATGCAATGAGGACTCTCTCCGTACACCATTTGCTGGGGGTTATCTGATAGATGATTGTCTGCATGCCAACCTCATAAAACTTTCATCCACGGCAGTGGCACCACACTTCAAACATTCGCTTCACATCTTCTGTACAACACGGTGTTGTTTATGCAGCGAACAATTTTTACCGGGTAACCGGCACTGTCGGTATACAGTTGTCCCTGATTAATCAGAGCGAACATTTTTTCTCCTGCTCTCTGAATAGTGAGAACTTCAGAGCCGTATGTTTGTAGCGGGTTCAATACTGATAATTTCTGCTGAGATAAGCATCCCGGCAAGCCAGAGTTCCCCGGACAGGTCTTCATCCTGGCATATCAGTTCGCCAATATTAATGGTGGCCATGATATCCGTTTTCCCTGTGCGCTCATCCAGGACTTCTTCATAAGGCAGCGTTGCGTACAGGCTTTCAATAGCGCAATTGATAACATCCAGTCCGGTCAGATTGCCGCCGACAGTAACTTCGAATGTTTCGCGGTATTCCCATAGTCCGAAAGTTAATCGAACGGTTTGTTTTGCCATGCGTCCGCACGACGTCAGATTCGGGTCATAGTTCATTATTTGCGGTTGAGTATTCTGGTTGTTCATCTGATTTTCCATTAACCCGGCGGTTTGCCGGGCGTGTAAGTTATTTAATCTGGATAAATGGTGTATTGGCACCGCTGGTCATGTATTGCGGCAGAGTACCGTTCCACTTGTTGATGGCTTCCAGCTCCATGACGCCAGGGTTCTGGCGCAGAGCTTCACCGCGTAAACGAATAGCATCGGCCTCGGCCTGGGCTTTTGTGCGAATCGCATCTGCCTGTCCGGCAGCTTCCGCGCGCAACATGTTAGCTTCCGCTTCGCGCTGTTTTACTTCCTGTTCGCGTTGCAGGGTTTTCTGGTTCGCCGTGACTTTGGCATTAATGCTGTCGATAACGGTTGGCGGGTACTCCGGCTTACCCACATATGAGAGACTCATTACCTGAATACCTATGGGCGTCATTTCTGCCTGAATGTCTTTAAGAGCTGCATCCAGTAGTTCAGACTTCCCGCCGTCGATAAATTTGTCAGTGGTCATTTTGCTGGCCAGTCGATTGAGTGCGTCGGCGATCTTCTGGCGCAGGTCAGTGTCGGTAATGTCATCCACGCCTTTGCGGTAGGTCTGAAACACCGTGGTAACTTTGGATGGATCAACTTTGTAGGCAACACCGATGTGATAGCCAATGGTTGTGCCGTCACTCATCTGGAAGCTGAACGGCTCATCGTAGGTCTTCATTTGTTTGAAGGTTGGGAAGATGTAAACTTCAGTATTCCAGCCAGTCCAGTAGCGACCAACACCGACCACCTCACCGACGCCTTTATCGTCGCCCAGTTTATTTACTTTGATGCCAACATTACCGGGTTCAACGCGATCGCAGCCGACAAGGCCAATGGTCGGCAGAACAATGGCTAAAGCAAAAATAAATTTTTTCATTTTTTATCCTTAGTGAAAGAAAGACCCTTGTAAATGGCATAAATGCAGGGCGGGGTCAGAAACGCCAGTGCAAAGCCAGAAATAACTGCTATCGTATCCTTCATGGATATAAGGAACGGAACGAGTAATCCGTAAATGCATGCGATAATTGCCAGTAAAATTACTATTGTGAAATACAGTTTCATTGGTATGTGGTATCCCGATATTTTTAACTGACAGACAGCGCAATAAAGAGAATAATGATTTCTGTTATTGTCAGTACTGTGGCAAGGATTAAAAGCAGTTTTACTCTGCTTAAGTCACGGTTGCTTTTCATATAAACGGTTAGTAAAAAACGGAAGAATTATATTCCTCTTAATATTTAATGTGTCACTGGCCTTCTGGCATACCATGAGTATTCAGGTCGTTAATCATTTCATCCAGAAGGAGTTCAAGCCCTTCTCGCCCCATGTCTGAAACAATGAAACCTTTATCTGGGTATGTAATGAGCATTTTCTGATAAAGAAATAGTGCTCTACCCATTCCTTCTGCCTCGCCGTATTTTTGAATTAAATTCCATTCAATATACTGCTGTAAGGCAAACCGAATGGGGCCGGGATATATCGTCATAACCCCATGCTTCCCGTTATATATTACGGCGCGATCTGTTGTTCCGTGTTCGTTTGGGATATCAATAGTGCCATTCTTGTTTTCTTCTTCGTTGATGAATGTCGTCACGTACAACCAGCGCCACTGGGCTACCTTCATCTCAACAGGGAGTTTACCCAGTAATCCTGCATTGTCGGCTTGTGCGAGGCATTGAAGGATTTGCAAACCTTTCACATTAGGATGATCGAATTCACCTGCATCCAGACGGCGGATTGCGTCGTGATAATCAATAGTCATACTGCCAGTTCGTATACCTGTGGCTGTTGCTTCAGCCTGGAATTCAGTGTATTGCATGATATTTACTCCTCATCTTCATCAGCTGGTGCAATAACGTCATATCCTGCCTTTTCTGCAATAAACAGGAATGTTGAAAGACTTCCTACAAGTTCATCGTCATGAACATGACGAATTAATATTACTTTCCCGTTTTTGACGGTCAGCAATACTCTGGTTTGCTCGTGTTCTGCTGTTTTCTGATGCATTATTATCTCCCGTATGCTTTACGCAGAAATAAGCAGGCAATATGCATGTAATTTTCACCGTATTGTGCAATAAGGCAGGCGGTCTTGTGTGATGCCATATTCTTTATAAAAGTCACAATAAAGCCTCCTGTGGATTAAGGTTGTAACAATCCCCGGCGATAAAACCGCAATAAACGTTCAGGGCATATTTGTTGTTATTGCGCTAATTCTTTTTCGGCAGCAGCTTTTGTATACTCACATGCAAAACTCAGAATTTCGCTGCCGAGTGTTTTCGTTTCGTGATTACTGGACATATGTAATACCTGTGTTGCATGCAATAAATGATAAACATTTACCGCAAATGAATCAGGCTCCAGACAAATGCCTTCGTAATTATCTTGCTGTGAGGTTGTTTCTGTCATTGCTCCTGAAGTGCATGCGAGCCTGTTTTTGACAATTCTCTTTTCTCTAATCACTATATCGGCAACATCTATTGCCTTTACAACCTCCGGGAGAAGTTCCGGGTTTGTATAATCAAAGTCATCAACATGGAGAACAGTTATGTTTTCGAACTTTTTCATGGCTTCCTCAGCTGACTTATATGTTCTGCTATATAGCGAGTCTCAGAAGTGTTTTCATATTGAGACTGTTTCCGCAATGATTGATAAAAATGTTCGCATGTACCTTGAAGGGCGAAGCGGCGATTATGTCACCATTGGTATTGGTTCTTCCGCAGAAGAGCTTCGCGAGATAAGGGGCAAACTTGTTGAGATGCGTCATGGTGTTGCTGCTCCTCACTTTTTGGTTGCTCCGGAGGAGTAACCTCACCAGTTAACAGGCACATCGGATCGCAGCCAAGAATATTTGCCAGTGGGATAAGCATACTGATAGTTGGTTCATACTCTCCGCTCTCCCACTGGATGATAATTTCTTCATCGAGATCGAGCAGCCTGGCGAGTTCGGCGGTTGTTAAGCCGCAGGCTTCGCGTTGGGTGCGAAGGTTAACCAGCCAGCTTTCAGGGAAGGATTGTTTTTGTTGTGCAGGAGAAGCAGCAGATAGAGCATATTCATGGATAAATTCCATTACCTCAATGCCCAGTTCCTTTGAGCGAGCACAATCCAGAAGATGGAATGTGCGTACAGCACTTAGCAAATTTGCAATATTTAATGCAAAGGAATCAAGTTCTAAGCCCTTAAGCGTAACACAGCCGCAGTTGATAAAATTAGTTGTTTCTGGAGTTGCTTTTAGTGTCTTCATATATCCGCCAACAATTTTAAATTGAATCAAATCAAGTTATAATTGATGGTGCGATATTATGTTTTGGGAAACAGGCTGTCAAGAAAAAATTGATATCGTATATTTCAGGCAGAAAAAAAACGGGCAAAGCCCGTTAAAATCAAAGACTAACCAAATCTGTTTATGTTGAATGGTACTGATGAGATCACTTTAGACTGGATATAAAGCAGAGCTAACCCCTCTTTTTCGATGCTCCATGGTTGATAATTGGGGTTATCAGATAACACCATGATTTTGCTTCCAATTTTTTGAAGCCTTTTCACGTAGCATTCTCCATCAAAACAAAATGCATAAATACCATCGCCATCAAAATAAGTTACTGTCTTATCAAGAAAAAGAAGGTCGCCAGGTGAGATTGTGGGAGCCATACTGTCTCCTCTGGCGTTACCTATTTCTATATTTTTGAATGCCCGATTTCCAACAAGACGTCGGGCATATTCAGGATCAAGTTCTATTGAGCGCACTACATCTATCAAGTCACCACGGACATGAGTTCCATCACCGCAACTAAACTCAACATCAAGGACATTAAATACGACGCTATCTGTTCTTGTCTGGTGTTTCTCTTGCGAAGAAAAGGTTGGTGAGGAGTCTTCACCTAAGAACCAGGATTGTGGATAACCGCTAATCTCTGATAAATGCGCGAGCTTATCACTCCGTGGAAATGTTTTTCCTGTTGTCCAGTACTGCACTGATTGCGCACTCACACCTAACTTGCGGGCCAGTTGAGCCTGAGTCCATCCTTTTGCTTTCAGCATCGCGGCTATTCGATTTTCCGTGTTTTTGACGTTCTTCATGACCAAATCCTGTGGGTTTCTTTACAAGGATAAATCTTTACTTGATTTTAGTGTATTCGATCCTTTTGCAACTTGCATGTTAATTTAAACTTGATGTATTCTTGATTTATAAAGTTAATATTGGTGCTTTGTTATGGAAGGAAATGATTACGACAAACTTCGTGCATTAATTGCGCAAAATGCCATAGCGCGAAATCTTGGTGTGACGCCGCAAGCGGTGAATCAGTGGTTTTCAAAAAGCACAATTCCTGCTCGTTTCGTTTTACGAGTATGTGAAGTAGTTGCATGGAAGGTTACGCCTCATGGCTTAAGGCCAGATCTTTATCCTCACCCTGAAGATGGAATTCCTAACTTGTTACGCAAAAGCCTAAATCCAAGTTCACCACACAGAGCGGATGGAATACACGCAGGAGATAAACAATGAACACCGCAATTTTTAACGGCAAAGCATCCATGACCAGCGTTGAGATCGCAGAGCTGGTGGGAAGCCGACCAGATAGTGTTAAGAGAACTATTGAAACACTGGCTAAAAAGGGAATCATCCAATTTCCACAGACTGTGGAAATTGAGAATAAACAATCACTTGGGCCTCGCCGATTTTCTAGCGCGTATGTATTCGAAGGTGAACGAGGTAAGCGCGACAGCATCATTGTCGTCGCACAGCTCTGTCCTGAATTCACTGCTCGCCTGGTAGATCGCTGGCGCGAACTGGAAGAACAGATCCGTAAGCCAATGAGCGAAATCGAAATGGTTGCCGCGATGGCTCTTGAAGCAGTTCGTCAGCAGAAACGGATCACTCAGGTGGAAGAAAAAGTCAGCCACGTTGCTGAAACAGTCGAGCAAATTAAAAAGGGCACTATTCGTGAGGGCTATGCCGGATATCGCCAACTGAAAGCAAAAACCGGTTTGTCAGATGATAAATGCCGCAATCTGGTGAACGCCTATCAGATTCCTACAGACACCCATGAGTTCATGACGCCGGACGGATTGTTGTCACGTCGCGCAATTGTTGCTGTGGAACCGTTTATGGCTGCTTTTTATCGGGTTATGGAGGAAGCAGAACCGCGAGGGACTCGCTGGTATCACCCGAAAATGGGGTTATTTCAGGTTATTGGTTGGCAGCGGTGAAAAAAAGCCGGGAGTAACCCGGCTCACTCAACATCAATAACGGGGAGCTGTTTCGCATAAAACGGCTCCGAAACATCCAAGAACAGTTCTAAAGATATCAGCAGCTATATGATCATTTCAAGACCAAATATTGATTCTGCAATTTCGGGACGTTACACTGTCTCCGCACCTTATAAAGCGGGTGCCGGGGGTCGCAGCCCGGAATTGTCAACGGCGATATATGACGCGCCAGCGTCTTTTTTATCGTCCGCGCTCACGCACGCCAGAATTATGGTGGGCTGGGCAGGGGAGCCGAAAGGCTCGCCGGTCTCCGTTGACGCCGGTACTGCGAACCCTGTTCAGTCTGCCACCAGTGAGTTTCGCAGCTCCGGTGGTGGAAGTTTTCCACAGTCAACGGAGGCTGCCTTAATGGCTACGATCCCCGCACATCCATACCTCAAAATCGAGGTCGTCAACGGCAGAGCCGTTATATTCTCCCTGTATGTCGCCTGTCACTTTAAGCGCATGCATAAGAATATCATCGATCGAATCGAATATCTCAACTGCTCACGCGAATTTCTCACCCGCAACTTTATTCCCGGCACTTATCGCGCCTATGGCGATTCAGTGCGTGGTTATTACATCACCCGTGATGGTCTGATGATGCTGCAGCTTGGGTTAAGTCTGCGCACCATGCGGTACTACGAGAGCTGCATTGAAGCATTCCATGAGGCTGAAGCCGTCCAGGTGCATTCCGTTTTACGCCGTAATCAACGGGAGGTGCATCCATGATTCGCCACCAGCATATTGATTCTGGAATTCCGGGACGTTACACTGTTCAGGCACCTTATAAAGCGGGTGCCGGGATTGGCGTCCTGAAATTCGCACATGCGCATAACCGCGCTTCAGCGGTTTTTTTGCGCACGTTTCCTCACATCCAAATTATGGTGGGGCGTGCAGGGGCATCGCAAGATGCGCCGGGATCATGTGCGACCGGTTACGCCAACCCTGTACGTCTCACCACCTCTGTGATTGGCGTCCCATGTGGTGAGTTTTCAAAATTCGCACATGAGGATGTCACTATGGCAACCACCCCTACCCAAACTCACCCTGAAATCACGATTATCAATGGTCGTGTTGTCACCACATCTCTTGCAGTTTCTAATTACTTTACTAAACGGCATGAGCGGGTTTTAGATAGAATTCGAAACCTCGAATGTTCCGCTGAATTTACTGAACACAATTTTGTGTTAAGTGTAAGCGTCGTCTCAGCACCGTCTGGCAGATCCTGA